TAGCACTGACCGTTAGTAAAAGAACAATTAAAAGTTTTTTCATATTATACCCCTTGTAAGTATATAACGTATTTACCTGGGGTTTCGTTGACTTACTTCTTGTCCGCTGGCTTACGTGCGTTCTTAACTGCGGTAACATCGTTACGAGTTTCTTTACACAACTTGGCTAGATCTTGGCAATGTTTACGAACACGGGTGCCGGCAGCGCCAACTTCCTTGTCATAAAACTTTTCGAAGTCTGCTTCCATAGCTTCTACGATCTTTGTAAACTCTTGATATTTGTTTGCTGACATAATAGTCTCCTTTTGTTATATTAGTTATTACCAGTGACGTAATGTGTTCGCAATAATGAAACAACACGTTATCACATGTATGATGACCCAGAACGTCTTTAAAAACAACGCTATACGTGCTTCTCTTAAAGTAAGTATAGGTGTATCTGGACGATCTTCGTCGGTTTGGCCCATTAAATGACCTGTGGCTCTCGCCCAAACTTTCTCTAAACTGTTCATGTTAGATTAAGTTGTCCCTCTAGCCAAACTTTACAATCTGGCCAATTTCGATATATGTGTGCTTTACCACCGGCACTTATCCATTCTTCACAATTGCTAGTGCGGTCGTCAATTAGAATATCCTCCGGACTGGAACAGTGACGATATTTGTCATGACTAAATGGTCCAAAGAATACGGGGATGCTAGGAAAGTGTTCGTTAGCCCACCACACCTTATCCTGTGCTGCCCAGGGCATAGAGTAGTCATGTGGCAGTGCTGTTAAAAAGTACACCCCACATCCTGTTTTAGCATGGTGTGTCCTACACCAGTTTACCAAATCATGTGCGCCTTCTTTTAGAGGCAATGTTCGATAAAATCGTTTGTTATCTTTAAGGCAACTCCAGTCACTGTCGGGAATACGTTGCCCGTAGTTCCAGTTGCGTTTTACAATGCTTCGAGCGTGTTGCATCCAATCGGCAACAACATCGTCCATGTCTAGATAAATGTTCATAATCGTATTATATAGCATTTTTAGAAAGAGTCAAGCATTTTTAAATAATAAATACTCAAAAGGATGTTATTGTATGTACGTTAGTAGAGTTAGTGATTTAGGAGCCGGTGTATGCCGAGCAGGGCACCCTGGTGTACCTGTTGGTGTAGATATAGATTATATTACTGTGCATATATCTGGTGCAGAAACGGTGTTTACAAACAATCTTCCACAGGCAATTATAGGTACTGTTGGTACAACTGACTGTGGGCATACTACAACGGCAGTGTCAGGGTCAGACACAGTATTTGCAGAACATATGCCTATACATCGAATTGGCGATGTTGGTGTGATAAATGAGGGGAGTGGAGAGCATGTAGTAATCTCCGGATCCGACGATGTTAACAACGATAATTAATTATGACAATACAATTACCCGGTAGTTTTATAGATTCAGTAACCAAGGCAGCAAATGCAGCCAAGGCGGCAGCAGAAGCTGCAGTGCCATCATTTGATAGTTTAATGTCGGCTGCAAAATCTTCAGTATCTGCGACTGCAGATGCTATTAGTTCAGGCGCCAGCGGATTATTTAAAGACATTAGTTCTACAATTTCTAGTGTGGGCGCTGCACAATTCGGAGTTGGAGGTGATAGTCCAGATACTGCCGGGTTTGATGCTTACAAAAAACAACTAGCCGATGTTCAAAAAAATGCAATGATCGATATGGCCATTGCTAAAGCAGCATTGGCACAAAAGGTTAAGGAAGCAACAGCAGCGGGCACTCAGATCAGTGCTGGTGCTATCTCCAGCGCCTTAGATGCTACAAAGTCTTTGCAAAATTTACAAACAACTATGTCTAACCCGGCTGCATTGGCTGCCGATATTGCAGCATCGGCCGCTGCTAAGGCACAGGCGATTGAAGCGTTGAAGGCAAATACTATGCTAGCAATGTTATCAAAGCCAATGCCAACAGCATTAGCCGGCGCGGTGGGGTCTAATATGAATCCTGCGTTAGTTAATGATGTTACCAAGCTAAACATTATTAAGGCGCAAGAAACAAGTGCCACACAGGCTGTTCCCGGTCAAGGCACTCCTTCGGATAGTGTTAGGCCTAAAGGCGGTGTTGCGCCGGCAGCTATTGACCCTCCTGTAACAACGCCAATTACTCCGCCAGCCGTGGATAAAAGAGTATATGCCTCTCAGGCAGTTGCATACGAAACTAAAAAAGATGCAGCCAAGAGTGCATATCTTGCGTACATTGGAGTTACTTGGAAGAAAGGAGATCCCGAAGTCCCTAGAGATCAAAAGACAGCAGCTCATGAGGCCAAAGTGTCTGAAAATTATGACGGTATTATAGGGCGGGCAGGCGCAAATCAAGATAGGTTAGACGCAAACGCAATTGCAAAAGCCAAGAAGAAGGATGAGCGCACCGCTGAGGAACAAGCACTAGTTGATAAAGTTCTCGTAGACAAAAAAACATTTTTTGCCGGCCCATGGTGGAAGAAGAAAGAGGAACTATTTGATATCCAAGCCAAATATTTCGACAACTATAAATTAGTCTACGATTGCTGGCTTAATAACCGTGATAGATTTACACTGCCAGCAGACGTAGAAAAAGAACTCAGATCAGGATAATGCAATTCCTGTTGTTGATTCAAGAAACTGTTTAGCAAATGATTCGTCAGTAGCTTCTGCTACTGTTACTGTTGTTTTTAACAAACGGATATCTGTGTTAGGACTGACAGTAAACAAATAAGGCATCAGACCTGGACCTTTTTGTCCCATACCAATGACCATAGGTTTACTTAGTTTATAATAACTATCGGTTTCTTCTGATAATTTGGCTACAATTTCTTCACCACTTGTAAGTTTAAGTGTAATAACTTCGCCTACTGATACGCCTTTTGAAATTAACATATTATACCTTTTCTAAATGTGCTTTTAATTCTGTAAATCCACCGATCAATTCTTCGCCGATAAAGATCTGCGGAACTGTTCGTGCTGTTGGAACAGCTTCTAATAGTTCTTCTTTAGTGTATCCGTCTCCGATTTTCTTCTCTTCAAACGGAATACCACGTTGTGTTAATAATGCCTTTGCTTGATCGCAATAGGGGCAGTGGTACTTAGACCATACTGTTGCTTTCATAATTTCTCCGATGTGTTATTATAGCACAGGCAAGGCATCATAGTCAATACCTTCTCCCATAATTCCAATAACGTAATTTGTCGATTCGTTTTCTTGTAGTGCTGTTTGTTTCTTGCTAGTATCGCTATGTTTATTAAACCAAGGGATTGGAGTTGACTTAGGTGCAGCCGCTTGATACTTAATACCAATTTGTTTTAATGCATCTACTGCGGTGTAGTCCACAAAGTCACGTAGAATGTTTGCGTTAAGTCCAATAACAGGACCCATCTTAAACAAATAACTAGCCCAATCTTTTTCTTCACGGATAACATCCATGTACAGTTGATATACCTCTGCCTCACACTCTTGTTTAGCTTCGACAAAACGAGGGTCTTCTTTGATCACTTGATTAATCATATAGGCTGTCCACCCTTTGTGTAATAGTTCGTCTTGTAGAATCAAACTGATGATGTTGCCATTGCCGATAAAAATCTTGTTCTCTACCATTGCTAGACTTGTAGCAAAGCTAACCATAAATCGGAATGCTTCTAATGCATAGCTAGCATGTAATGCCAACCAGACAGCCTTAACATGTTCTTTCTCCGTGACTTCTTGACCAAGTTCTTTGCGGCAGTTGATAACGTGAAGCTTGTCATAGTAGTTGCCGACACTCGACGCCATGTCCACAATTTCTTTAGTATCGTGAATAGTATTAAACACATCCTTGGGTACATTATAGATGTTGCGAATGATGTGGCTATAACTCTTTGAGTGAATATTAGTTTCAAAGAAGCCCCAATTGTACATGAGTGCTTCTACTTCGGGGAGACTGCACACTGGAGTAAACACCTGTGTTGGTCCTCTACCTTGCAAACTATCAAGTGCTGTTTGACGTAGTAGGTTGCTAGTGAATATATGTTTAACTGC